TATAAAAGAAAAAGGTGAACCGAAGTCCACCCTAATCAAGAAATATATGAAAACTAAAAAGGATTATAAATCCGTTGATACAATAGGAATTGCTCCTCCTGAATCTAAGTTGTCAAATGGAGCTGCTGTATAATCTTTAAGCATTGCAAACGGATCAGTTTCCATTCCGTCTAATGTAAGAGTATAACCGTTTCTGTCCCCCCACGCAGCACCACTATCCATAGTACCTGCATTAAGTTCCATTCCATTTACCATTCCCATAGCTACGATTACATTATGTCCGTTAGCTAATTGCTGGTTTAATTCTGCAAACACAACAGTTTTTGTTGCTGCTAATAAGCTGATTTCAGCTTGGTCTGCTCTACTTAGTCTATTATAAACTATGTTAATTGTAGGAGTATAATAAACTGTTCCGTTCTCACGACTACCAACAATAGTGTCAGTAAGTGATGATGTTCCAATCGGTAAAAGATATCTATATACACTATTAGAACCCATATCAATATCATCAATCTCTCTTACTTGATTCGGTGCTGCTGTTGAATCATAAGTGATAGATGTGATTTGGTCTAATACTGCAAAATAAACCGCCTTAATACCCCCTGAAATACGATTACAGTTAAGATTTCTCCCACGTGTAAGTGATGTACATGCCATGTCTTATTTATGTTTTAAGGGTTAAAGGAGCAAGGGTTTTTACACCCCTGCTTCTATTAATTTAGTTTATTAATGCTGTTGTCTTAAAATGTCAGCTCCAATTCCTTGTCTAACACCGCCTGAATAACGAGCAACCAATCTCATATTGTCACTTCCGTCAAGGTTAGCCATGTCCATTAAAGAAATTCTAGTTTGGTCACTTAATAAGTCAGTACCGAAGAAAAGATTTGATTTTTCAGCGATAACTACTCCGTTGTCTGTCATTCCAGGACAAACCGCAATTTTATATCCTTCAAATACTGGCTCATAATCACCATTCATTTGATAAGCATTAACATATCCTAATGTAGATACTGCTGATATGTATAAAGAATAAGTTTTAGGTGACATATAAATATGTAAATCTTCTTTTCTTAATATACTTGGAATGTTAGCTGCTAAGTCAGTAGTTGCAGTTTGTAAATTAGCTATAATATTAGCTGCATCATAAGCTCCTGAAGCAGTAGATTGAATAACTGTTGCATCTTGAGCTGGTAATAAAAGTCCTGTTGTTGCTGTCATAAATCCTAAGAAAGTTCCTGATGCTGCTACACCTGTACCACTCCAAATATTATCTTCAACCCCATTTGCAATGATTTCACCCATGTAAGAAATTACATAGTCATCAAAAGATGCTGGTGGTGGTGCGCCTGCACCTGCTCTCATTTGTAAGGCTTCCCATGAATCTAATAATGTAGATTTACAAAGGTCTAAGTTAATTTGTAGATTTTTTGGTTCTAAAACCGCTTCAGTTAAAGCCAATGTTCCTGCACTTGTAAAGTCGCAACTTGCGTCAGCTATTACGCCTGACCCTGCCATTTTTTGTATATTAGATTTAAACTTAACATTTTCTATCATAGTTAAGTAATCTAAACTTTTCGCTTCTTTTAGTGCTGCCGAGATGTAGAATCCAGCTGCCTTCCCAGCGAAGTTTGATGTTGTTGTAAACGCCATAATTTTTTGTTTTTTTAATTAATTAATTTTATTTGTTTAAATTGTATAAAAATTTCTCTTGTTTAGATAATCTTTTGTATTCTTTATTTGATAATACAGGTTTATCTGAGCTAAATTTATTTGTGTTTATTGGAGAATCCGCTGGACTTGCCGCTAATTCTTCTTTTAATTTTTCATTCTCAGCTTTTAATGCTTCTACATCTTCTGCTGAAAATTCTACTACTTCCGTAGTTTTAATTGATTTAGGATTTGTTGATGGTTCAGTAGTTTCTTCTGCCATTTCTTCTACTTCATCATCACCACCAACTTTATCTCTTTTTAAATCAGCAACTGCATCTTCTAGGTTTTTAATTCTTTTTTCCATTCCCTCCCAGTCATAAACTGCTGCTTCTTCATCATAATCATCTTTATCTTCTTCTGCTAATTCTTCTTCCTTAACTTCTTCAGTTAATTCTTCTTCCTTAGTTTCTTTAGATGCTTCTTCTCTTTCCTCCGTTTCGGATTCAATAACTTCACCAACAATTCCTTCTTCTTCCACACGGAAAGATACTCCTGTATCGGTCTTGTAAGTTCCAACAGGTAATAAAATTGTAGTGCCGTCTTCTGTTAAAACGCTGATATCAACGCCTGATTCTAATTCTTCAGCAGTAGAAACGAAAATTGTACCATCTTCGGATTTCGCCTGCCAAGCTAATTTCACTTCTTCATCTTTATTAAGACCAAGAGCTACTAATATTCTTTCTTTAATGTCCATAGGTTCTTTTTTAATTAAATAGATTTATTTTGATTTTGTTTGATTTTCACTTATTATCTCATTAAGAGCTTTAAGTATTTCCTCTGTTGTTGGTTCTCTTTCCGACATATTTTCCATCTTGTCTGTAAAATAGCCCTCTATACTTAAGCCACGCAAAGAACCATCTTTAACTTTAGCCCATAATTCGTCATTATTTATTTTCATCTTAACGAACCATGTTCCATTTGGTAGGTCGTAGCCATATAATTTTGATTTATCTTGGTCACCTTCCTTAATCCAACTTTCAACTGTTAGAACTCCTGATACTCTATCTTGATGTTCATACGTTGCTTTATGGTGATTGTTATGTTTTAAATAAAGTTCACTTGCCTTCCTAACTGTTTCAGGACTAAAATATACGTAGTATTCCGAATCTGTATTCGGGTCATATCTGAAAATTTGCTTGTTAGGGATTAAAGCGGGTGATACTAACATACGCTTTTCTTCATCTACTTTAGCAAAAGTTAAATTATTCTTTTCTTTTCCAAAATAAACAAAGTCCTGTTCTATTGCTGGTGATGATACTAAACTAATGGCATCAATTGCTAATTCTTCCGAATCTCCTGCAATCACCAACTCTTTTATAGAAGTATGCTTAACTTCTTCATAATTGTGGTAAGGGTTTGCTTCTTGACATTCTTCTAAAGTGTCATATTCGCATTTACCCGTTTTACCCCACTTATATTTTCCATCTTTACATTTTGTACACGGCATATTATATAATAGATTTAATTGTTATTTGTTTTATTTTTAAATTGTAGCTCTACGTCTAATAGCAGCTAATTTGTCTTGGTTATTAGTAATATCATCAGAAACAACATACGCTTGTACAGGTTCAGGTTTTAATCCTCCTGTTAAATCAAATGTACCTCCCATCATTTGAGGAGCAATCTCTTGACCTCCTCCTGGTATTCCTCCTCCTCCTCCACCTTCAGCACCAGGTATATCTGTTTCCATAATTTTTCTAACATTAGCCATACCTGCTGCTATGATAGCTGCACCTGATATAAATCCAAGAGGTCCTTCCATTGCAAAAGCCTTATTAGCTCCAGCAATAGTATCTATAATTGCTTGTGCTATTGCTAGTTCTTTGTTATCCCCAGCTAAAGCAGCTAACCCTCCAGCTAAAGCAGAATATGCTTCTAACATTGTTGCTGTATTTTCTGCTGCAAGTTGTCTTCTCTTTTGATTAAATTCTTTCTCAATAGCAGTAGTTTCTTCTCCTGCCCTTCTTGCTAGGTCTATCTTTAAATCATAAGCTGCTTGTAATTCTGCCATTTCTAATTCAAAAGCTGATGTTCCTGCAAGTGCTAATTCAGTTTTTGCTTCTGCTAATTCTTTTTCTAATGTTATTTTATTTTGTAATTGTTCACTTTCAAGCCCTGTTAATGCTTCTTTAATTTCTAGCTGTTTGTTCTCAGCTTCCATTAAACGTAATGTATTTTCTAAATTAGGAACTGCATTTTTAGCAAGTTGTGCTGCTTTGACTTCTGCTGCTGCTAATGCTTGTTGAGATTCTAGCATTTCTTTTAATTTTGCACCTAACTTGTCATTAGCTTCAATCCTATCTGCATAAGTTTTTGTAAAATCATCTCTAGTTTGTCTAAGTACCTCTGCTTCTGCTAATTGCTCTGCATTTAATCCTGCTATTTGTACTGCTGCTACTTGTGCAGCGTTCCCTGCTTTAGTAGTTTCTTCTGCTACTTTCATTACTTCAACAACATAATCCTTTATTTGTCCAATATAATCTTTTTTCTCAGCTTCTTCAAATCCTATAAACATTCTTATTCCTCCTTCAGCAATCATGGCCATACCTGCATCAAATCTCTGTAATTTTTGTTCCCAAGTTCCTGGAGCTAATATACTCAATAACATTTTTGTTCCTGCAAAGAAGTTTTCATATCCTTGAAGAATTTGATTTATTGCATTTACTATTCCTGTTTTTAATACTGTGGAAAATGTAAGTGCATCATTTTGAGCATCAGCTCCAAAATATGTATCATACCATGTTCCTATATCATCTACGTTATCACCAACGGTGTCAATTAAATCTCCAAATACTATGTCTAAAGCAGTCATAGATGTATTAAAGAAATCTATTGTTTTTTGGTTTTTAGAAAATACTTCAAATAGTTTAGCAAAAGCTGCTAATGCTAATCCAACCCCTGCGGCTTTTAATGCTGTTCCAATTCCTTGAATAGCTTTTTTTAACCCTCCAAAAGAACCTTTAGCATCATCTGTTGCTTTATCTAATTTTTCAACATCTTTTGTAGCATCTTTTATATCGGAATCTATTTTAAATTTTAATATCGTTGTATCTGCCATTTTTTTATTTTTTAAAAAGTTACGTTTGTTGAAACTAACTCATGAAGATATACTGTTGCACTCCATATATTATCTACATTATTTCTATCACTTACTTGGATTGTTATTGCCTTAACATCTGAAGTTGATACATCTGCCATTGCATAAGTTCCATTAACTCCTAGCTTTCCAATATTTCTTGTAAATCCAACAGTAAAAGTCATCCCATAACTATTATCAATTCTAACTACTCCTTTTTCATTTCTATAAGAAAAATTTCCCTTTGTACCTGATGAACCTCCTAACTCTAATCTTGTTAAATATATCTCATATCCTAATATGCAATTGTTCTTTACAT